GAAAACTTTACGTGGCTGTTTGCCATCAGTGTTGGCAAAGATGCGCTTCGCGCATGAAATGCCAAAGGAATTGGCAAAGCGCCGTAAAACGTCGCCATCTCGTCAAAGCGACGAAAAACGGCGGTCACCAAGCAATGGCCCGCATACGCATGCCGAGCGTGCAGATCGGGCGTTGGGATCGTTCCTCTTCTACGGCTGCCAAGGCCGCCAAGCGCGCCTCATCGGCCGGAACCGAGTTGGCATAGGACGCACGCAACTCCTCGGCCGTACTCTCACCCGGATCCTTGCGGCCGGCGGGGCAGTAAGCAACGCGGGTGCCAGGCAGCTTGCGAGCGATGCGAGCCGCGGACGTCAGTGCGTCGGCGGATCCGTCCAACATGACGGTCCATTTGGTCTTGCTGCTCGCCAGCATATCAAGTTGCTCGTCACGCAGGCGGAGGCCCATCAAGGCAACGGACGGGATCCCGGCTTGGTATGCCGCAAGGCAGTCAAATGGGCCTTCGACGATCAAGCCATCCTTGGTCCCGTCGAGCCCTTGCCACCCGTACAACAACCTGCCGGCATTGGGCCCGGCCTTGTAGCGCAAGTAGGCATCAGGTTTGATCGAGCGCGCTGTGAAGCTGCTCCCATTGGGGCAGACGATTGGCATGATGACTCGGTCCACGTACTCACCCGAGCGGCAGACTCCAAGGCCCATGCGGCACGCAAGATCCCGGTCAAGCCCACGGCGCGTCAGGTACTTGGGCCACAGCCATTTCGTTCCGTCCCATAGCGGTTCGAATTCGGGTGGCAACGTTCCGTCGCGCTCGGGTTTCGTCTCGGCAACCGTGGCTTTCGTCGCGCTCGGGTTGATGCGCTTGAACTCGATGTGGCCGACGCGCCAAGCCCAGAGCAGTTTGCGCGCCTCATGCCACTCGATGCCGTCAACCTCGACCACCAGCTTCAGGATGGACAGCGACTTTTCATCGCAGGAAAAACAGATGAACCTTCCAGCTGGAAGGTCATTGCCATCAGAATCAACACCAGGTTCAGAATTGATGTACAAATGTTGACGTTTCATACACCATGGGCATTTCATGATGTACTCTGATCCCGAGCTGCGGCGGGCGCCCGCACCTTCCAGCCAATCAACCATGCCTTCGCTCATGATGCCTCTGCTTGTGATTCGTCCGCTTCCGGTGATGTTTCTTGTGTGATTTTGGCCACGGTGAAGTTGGTGGCAACACGAACCATGAAGCGGCTTGCTGATGAGCGTGCCTTGGCCACAAATAGGCTGCGCTTGTTGCCCATCTTCACCTCAGCCACCGGTTGGCCGCGGTCGTTCAGCGGTGGATTTATGGAAATGATGGTGTCTGCGATACGTGCCTTGTCATAGCCCCAAGCTGCATTTTTGGACGTCGCGATCTTGCCTTCTGACTCCTTGCCGGCTTGGATCACGGCCACGAGGAACACATTGGCATTTTTGGGATCGATCCAACCCTTCAACTGCTCGTACAGCATCTTGTTGTACAGCGCAATGTTGTCCATGTTGGATGGCACTGCCAATTGGTCGGGCGAATCAAACACGATTTCATCGGGCACAAACCCTTCGCGCTTCAATCGCTCCACTTCCTTTTGTATTTCTGGCAACGTCGTGCTGGATACGCCGACATGGAGGATGCGCAGGTGTTTGTCCAGGTCAGTCTTGCGGCGCATTGCCCAACTTTCCATGCCGGGTTGGAGACGTCGCCGCTGCAAGGATTTGGTCGGCTTGCCGCTGAAGCGGGCAACATAGCGCCAGCGGGTTGCGTCCTCACCGTTTTCACTGTCGATGTGCAGAACGCGGTGCCCATGCTTCACAGCCGCATGACCGAAGTTCACTGCCAAAATGGACTTACCCATGTTGGTGTTGCCCATGATGAGGCACATCTCACCCTTGGATCCACCGCCTTGAAGCTCTTCATCCAGCAACTCGAATCCGGTGGGGATGCCGCGCACCATCTCAGGGCCCTTTTGCCAATCATCCCAGTCAATCAAGCTCTTTGAGCGGATCCGCGGTGAGTTAGACACGGACTCGGCCGTGGCCCGGTTCATGACTTGGACGGCGCCCTCCAGGTTGCCCTTTTCCAGGTGCTTGTTGGCATGCTCGATGCCCGTAATCACCACGTCATGATGGAAACAGCGCAGCAGGAATTCACAGTCAGTTTTGAGTGATTCCGATGGCTCAATGTTGTATACAACCCGCAACACATCAGCCAGCGGAGCCTGCTGCTTCACAGGTTGCATGCGGATCATTCCCACCAGCGTTGAGACTGATGGAGTCTCTGCCTTTTCATGGAATGATTTGAACTTTTCCCATATCCATGTCAAGCTTTCATCTGTCCATTGGTACGTGTCGAGCCATGACACCGCATCCACCAACGCATCTCGGCTCTGCTTCGCCGCAGCGAGAACTTTCACCTCAACAGCACGTTGAGGATTGTCAATTTGTGTGATATCCATGGCTTGGGGCTAAAAAATCCTGACAGCTTCACCTTCCCACATGCACCACTCCTGCCCGTTAGCATCTTTCCACAGCCCTGTCGGCATGTTGGGGTTGGGACGGTCTTTGGGGTGGACGTAATCGCGCACTGCCACCCCAAAGGCGCCAGCCAAACTTGAAAGCTGAATGAATTTCAGATGTTTCGGCTTGGACTCATTGGCTCTGTGGATGAATTCCTCTTGCGTCACAGCCTGATCTTCAAGCCAGCATGCCAGCCAATTTTTCACAGCTAGTTTGGCATGCTCGGTGGTTGATGTGTTGTTGGCCAAGTCGTATTCAGACGTTGTCTTGCCGGTAGTCTCAGACCACAGCTTGCGGTAAGCAGCCATGAAGCTCTTGGCCATGGTGGAAAACATCGCCTCTTTCAGGCGCTTGTACATCGGCGTCCGGAGTAGCTTGCGCACGTCTTCCGGCGGTAGGAGCATCGCTTTGGCGGAGATGTGCATGGTGTTCGCGATTGTGCCGTCGCTCAGCCGGGCCGTGATCTTGCCTTCGCCGTCTTCCGGCGGAGGAAGCGAGCCGGTGACGAGTCCGGGGTGCCTTGTTGTGCGTTGGATGCGGCCGCGCTCTGCCTTGGTCTTGCGTTCGACTGCTTCAGCCAGTGTGTGTGCATCCGACTTCGGCGCTGCTGCCGCTGCGCTGACGAGATCCGAGCGAAGCGAGGATCGAGGAACAAGAGGAAGGCTTGAAGGATCTTTCTGCTTTTTCTTACTTTCTGCAGAGTTAGCTTTACTTAGCGTCGGGGAAACAGCGCGGCGCGGCGTGAAAGAAACTCTTTCGTCACTTGGCTTTGTTGGCAATTGCGGCTTGGAAACTCTTTCGTCACTGGAAACTCTTTCGTCACTGGGACGAAACTCTTTCGTCACTTGGCTTTGTTGGCGAATGTGACTTGGAAACTCTTTCGTCACTGGAAACTCTTTCGTCACTTGGCTTTGTTGGAGAATGTGACTTGGAAACTCTTTCGTCACTGGAAACTCTTTCGTCACTTGGCTTTGTTGGAGAATGTGACTTGGAAACTCTTTCGTCACTGGAAATTGTTGGAGAATGCGACTTGGAAACTCTTTCGTCACTGGAAACTCTTTCGTCACTGGAAATTGTTGGAGAATGTACGTCCTAAAGACAACCCCGGCCGTGACTGACATCGTCCAGCTTTTTTGGAATCCTGTTGGGCGCACGGCTTTGATGCTCACAGCGCCAGCATCTGTCCATTTGTCCATGAGTTTACGTAAAGTCACATGGCTGATCCCGAGCGCTGACGCTTGCTGCTCTTGGGTGGTTTCCTTGTGATTCATCCGCATCCACTTGCGAATAATAGGCACATCATTGATGGGTTTTGGTCCGCGCTTCGTCATGTGGTCGTTTTCCATAAATTGTGTGGCTCTCAATTCCAGTACAAGCCCAACTTTTTCTCTTCTTGGCGCCAACGTTTCATCTTCTCAGCATTGTACTGGGCTGACTGCCTTGCTGCTCTTTGCATCTCGCGATGTCGAGTCTCAGGGCTGCGAAGATCCTCCATCAGGCCGATGTTGATGTAAAGCAATTCGCCGAAATTCGGGAACTCAGCGACAACCCGCGTTAGATGGAGGTGAGGGATCCCCTCGACCATCTTGATGAGCCCGCGGCGCTTCCATCCAGATACGAGCTTGGCGAGATGGTGGAGCGAGATGCGCAAGGCATGGGCTTGCTCAAGCTGGTTCAACCGGGCATGGTCCAGGAACATGTAGGCATGGAACCATCCGTGGTTGTCCTTGTCCTTCGGTGTCCTGGTTTTGCGTCGTCTCATGGCATTGAGGTAAAAGCGGGGAGTGTGACTCAACCCCCATCTGTGGCAGCTCGCCTCCGCATGACAGAGCTGTTTATCGATTCCACAAAGTCACACTCCCCTGGAAAGTTGTCGCTGCTATGTAAAATCGTGGGCAGGTGAATCGTCATGCGGGGTATCTATTTTGCGGCTGCGACGGCGATGAGGGCAAGATATTCAGATCACGTTGACTGTAAAGCCTCGTAATCCTTTGTATAATCGCAGCTTGTTCAACGAGTGTGCCGCAAGATGACGTTGCCCGATGTCCATCACATCATAGAATTTCACACTAGTCTTGCCATGATGTGGGGTAAGGTTGCGCATGCGCTGGATGGCCGCAACCTCACTTTTCTGGCCTTCTGCGTTGATAACAACTTCAATCTCGGGGATGTCAATGCCTTCGCCGAACACGGTGCCAATCAACACTTGGATATCACCTGCCTGGAATGCTTCAATCAACTTCCATCTCTTTGCAGATGGTGTTTTGCCGTGAACAACTTCGGCTTCCACGCCCATCGCGCTGATGTATCCGTACAGCTCCTTCATCTGGTCCAAGCGGCCGGTGTCTATTAGCACCCGCGTGCCTTCCCTGGCATGTTTCACGGCGACATCAGCCAAGAGCTTGTTGCGTGGCCTGCACGTGGCAACGCAGTCACGTACGACACGCTGCCATGACCACCCTTTTACGCTTTGAGGGTGCTGAAAGCGTAGGAATGTGATATTGGGCGCCATGATCATCCCGGCCTTGATCAGGCGGCCCATCGATACACGGTACAAGATCCCGCCGGTAACCGCCTTCATCCAGATGTTGGCGCTCTGATTCTCACGCAAGCGAGACACGAACACCGTGGCAGATAGGCCGATCTTGAACCAGGCATCACATTGCATGGCGATGTTGCGCCAAGCGGGCCCTTCCATGTGGTGATTTTCATCCACGAATAGCAAGTCAACGTTGGCCAATAGCCAAATGATATCGGACTTGTGCTTGGATGAACCCAGGCCTGCCAAGAGCGATTGGATGGTGGCCACGGTCACCATCTCTTTCGTGTCGTATTCACCTTCACCAACCATCCCAATTTGGAATTCTTGGCCAAAGCACTCCTTGAATGCATTGATGGTCTGCCCGAGCAACAAATCAGATGGAACCACGAACAATGTGCGGCAACCCAAAGCCCGAGCGAGCGCGGCCGCGGTGCGTGTTTTGCCCGAGCGGATCGGCAGGTTGAGAATGCCTTTGCCTGAAAACACCCCACGATTCTTGAGAGCAGCCTTCACCGCGGCTGATTGGTAGTCACGCAGTGGTTGGACGAGCCAAGGTGCCGTCCAAAGTCCCAAGGTTGGCTTGCGCCGCATGTCAACCATTTCGGCGCCGGGAAACTCAGCGCACACCTCGGACATCACACCCGTCGGAGCGATGTGATAATCGCCCTTGCGTGATTTTCGCAACAAATGCTCTCGCCCGTCCCAATATCCGTTGCGATATGCGTCACTGAATTCAGCACCGGCAACAGGATACGATGTCAGATCGTCAACCTGTTTCATCTCATCTTCGGTGCCCCAAACACGGCTCAACGTGTTGGTTACTTCGACTTTCATCTTGGATATTCTTTGCCAAAAGAAAACGCCGTCCAAGAGTCCGGTTGCCCGATGGTGCTCTCTTGGACGGCGCCCCAATGCCGATTACTTATTTGCGAAGCTGCGAATGCTAATTGGTCAAATGGATAGGCGTTTCACGTTCATGTTGAAGCCTTCGGCTGACATGAAGATGATGTCCCCGCTAACAGCATTCAGCTGGCTGAAGGTGAAGTTTGCTGGGATGAATGTTCTTTTCCTGAAGTGCATGTTGATTCTGGTTTGCGTTGACATGCCAATCGCGCCATCTCTTGCAAATGTGCCAACGATGTAGTTGGCGCTGTCGTATTGGCTTGCGACATTGCAAGCGAAAACAGGCACCAGACGCGGGTTGGTGTCGCACGGGATGTAATGAGCATCCAACTCCATCATGGTCGACGGGGCAGGCGCGCCAACCATTGGGATGACTTCTGGCGAGCCTGAAACTGTGTCCGCGGTGTGGCAAAAGCCACTCGTGCCGTATATTGACACACCACCACCAAATTTTTGCGCATTGCAAGAATAAACCCAATCACCCTCAATGATGCAGCTGCGGTAGGAAAGCGTGGCTGCCGCCCGATACCCAATCCCGATGTACAGCGTTGCTGCTCTTGGAATGGTGTTGCCGCCGCTGTCAGTGATGTCGTTTACGGCGCGGCCGCGTGATGGCGCGACGCTGCAAGCAACGACTTTCAATGGGGCTGAGTTGGCTCTGTATGGCGTTGCGTACGCGTTTGCGAGTTGGCAGTGTCTTCCTCCGCAAAGGTAGATGTAGAATGGCACATCAGTCCCGGCGGGGGTGCCAGGTTGCAACGTCGATGAGATCTCTGCCGTGATCCCTTGGTCATTTGGAAAGTATTCAATGCGCTCGCCATCAATCAACGGGATGTGCTCGACTCCAGCAGGCAACTTGATTACGGAATCCGTGGCGCTATTGACAAGCGACCAAACAGGCGTGCAGCCTGTCAGAATGCCGTGGAAGCTGCTGAATGGACCTTCGATCCTGCGATGGAGCAAGCGCACAAATCCAAAATCATAGGCAGTGGTGCCGCCGCCTGGAGGGACGGTGACTGCAAACAGCCCGATCTTGTTGCTTGGAACGGTTGGCAGAACAGGGGCACCGCTCGCTGTTCCGGTGATGATTGACAACGTGCACAAAGTTCCGGGCATGGCGGCAGCATTGACTGCCACAATGTCGTAACGCGTGTTCATAGCATCCGCAGCAGCGTGGAGCAAAGTGGCGGCAGCCCATGCTATTTCGCTGAAATCAGACATTCCAGGGCCCGTGCCACCAATTGGCGCATTTGCACTTCCAGCGTCGTAAATGACATGCAATCCAGTTCCTGCTGTTGCACCTGGGACCTTCTGCAAAGCGGGTATTGGGGTCGAATCTCCGGCCATTCCTGAGATGATGGATCCATTCGCATCCAAAATATTGGAACGCTTGCCGCTATCACGCATGAAATTGTGCGTGTACGATTCAACCAGAGCAGCCTGGTCTGCGATCCCGTAAGGGGCCACTGATTGGCCGATGTTGTCGATGTTTCCGGTGGGGATGGGAGTGCTGGCGCTCACAGACAAAACATGCCCCAAGAACAAGATGCCAGAGCCTCCAAGCAACGGATGGACTGCGTGATCTGTGACCAACGGGCCCATGAGCATGACTTGGTAGTCTGAGGCCGTAGTTGACGGAACGGTTTGACCACACCCGTTGGCGATGGTGACATAGTTACCGCCGCCATCATGGGCAATGGTGCCAATTTGGAACGCATTCTCAACCAAGACGCCACGGACAGCACCGGGACCGCCATCGGATGTCGACTTCAGCCAAACTCGAACACTGCGACCTGAATGGTCATCAGCGGAGGCCATCATGAATGCCGTGTTGACGTACATCTTGATCGATGTTCCGGCAGCAGTTACGCTGTCAGGATTGGCCAAATAACCCAACAACTCTATGTAGTTGGTGTACTCAGCATCGCCTGTTCGTGGGTTGGTCTCGATGCCGTTGTCCACTTCTACTTGGGTTGTTGCAATGTCATACGTCTTCGTGCCTGGTGGGATTGGGACGTTTTGCAAGTCGGAGTGAGAACGATCACCAGCCGGACCGGAAAGCAATGACTGGATGATTCTGCCCAAGCCATCAGTGCCAATGAAATCATCGACGGCTGCGATGTTGACATGGTTGTTTCCAGTCGGAACGATGCCGCCGTTGGTCAGATTCACAAACAAGCAGCTACGATTCCACAACCTTTTGGTCGCTGCTCTTTGCGATCCGATCAGGTAGTCCAAAATCCCCTGCTTCAAGGTGTCAAGCGGCAGGATCTTCTTGTTGTAGATTCTCGCATATTGATCAGTGGTTGGCATCGTCGAACACCTCAGAAGTTGGCTGTTTTGTCAATCGTACCGCGGCGGCTGGTCCCGCTGCTCAGCTGAACAACCGCGTACCTCAATGGTAGTATATGGACTTCAGACATCCGAACCATTGCCGAATCACCAGAGAAGCTGAAGTTGATGCCACCTTGCTGGTTGGCCCCGGTCACCGTGACGCGATCACCGCTGGTGGGCAATATCAGGTTCCCATCGAGGTAGATTCGGGTGCCAGTGTTCGAGCCGTCGATCACGAACGACTCGATGCGGATGTTGAACCAAACTCCGGCCATCAACTCGATGCGCGTGGCGTCATCTTGAGCGACCGTGACCCAGCTGCCGCCGGAATGAGACTGCAACATCACCCGTGTGCTGTTGGTTGATAGCACCAAGCGCATAGCTCCGACGGCGCCTGAGTTGGGCAGATACCATTGGAAGATGATGGCAGATGTCGAGCTGTTGAATTGGAAATCCGTCGAGATCTCGACATTCCCCAAGCCGGCCGGGGTTGTGCATGTGATGCGCGGCGTCAGCGTGACCCCGGCAGCGACTGTCATGACGTTGTTTGCAACAACGGGATCGGGGCCTGTCACAACCCAAAGAGGCGCGCCTGTTCCTGACAAACTCATGTCATCCAAGAATTCCAACAATTGCACTTCGATTTTTTCACATATTGGTCGCTGGATCGCGATCATGTCAAGCAACAACTCCTTGTCTGTGTTGCCCGTGTCCATGATTTTCAGCAGTGACCATGTGCTGGCATAACGGTCGATTGGTTGGATGTGAGTCGCCAAATACGTGCAATCGCCAGCAACGTCAACATTGTATGGCCCGCCAATTGCGTATGGCAGCGATGCGTCGCTGCTATTGTCTAATTCCAAACTGGTCTCACCGCACACCCAGCGGTACTTGAACCAATCCAAATACACAGCAGAGCGCCCGGTGAGTGTGCGAATGGCCGAAAACAAGCCGGGAAGTGTTCCAAGCTGTTTCCAAAGCGACGGAGCGAGCTTCACGAGTTGGCGCAACTTCGCAGTGCTCAACCTTGACACAATATCATACAAGTCAGGCCCGAGTCCCACCAGATCCTTGTAATACCATAGCAAGTCATCCCGGACGCGATCCGGTGATATTTGGTCAAACAGGGCGATGATCTTCCCTTCGATCAGTTGGTGCTGGGCTTGGTTGCCGAGCATGAAGCGCTTTAGCAACTGCTTTGCGGCATCATCATCACGTAGCGGTTTGGCAATATTGCTGTATGCGTCAAATTGCCCTTGCCATTCAATTCCCATGTTGGCTGCCTATCATTTTGCCGTTGTCGTGATGTTGATGGTGACGGATCCCAGCACAGGCAACTCGCGCGGGCTGAGCAAGACGTTGGACGCCGGGGATGTCAAGATCATGTCAGTCGGCCTTGGGATGCTCTCCATGATGATGTCGGTCAACTTGGCAGTTGCCACCTTGCTGCCAAACGACCAAAGCCAATTGCCGTCCGGATCCTTGGCCAACGGGTGCAAGAAGCCAGCCAACGCTGTTAGCACCGCAGACGTTTCGCCATTCTCCACAGTCACAACAACATCAATCGTGCGGGGCACAAAGTTGGTGGCATAAACCTTGTTGTTGAACACGCAGTTCATCTTGGTCTTGGTGCGGGCGTTGAACTGCGTGTCCAAATCATCCAAAACACCAGACACCACAGGATCGCCACCGGTGCCCACCACTACAACTTCAAGCGTCTTTGGGCCAAACGACTCCTCAACAGCAATCGAACGAGCAACAGGCCGAGAACCGTCTGCGGCCACGTAGGCAGTTGCCAAGTATTCAGCATCAACAGCGGTCACCACGCGCTCATTGGAACGTAAGGCAATGGGAGCAGCAGCCTTCAAACGCATCAAGTCTGCGTCAGTGGATCCTTCCATGTTCGACCAACCAGATGCTGCTCTTGGGTTGGTTACGGTGGCAAACCAAGCAATTCCGGACATGTTGACTGTGACCGTGTTGGCGCCCACGTTCCCATCTTGATCCGCGACCAATGTACGGTACAAGGAGCGTATGCTGTCCGTGCCAACATCGGGCACCTTGCCGTTGTTCCCGTCTCCAAAGTAGATGTCGCAAATGCCATCATCGTCAAACGCTTTGGTGTAGTGTTTGTCGGTTGGTGTGCTATTCAGAAAGTTGGGCACATTGACCCACGTCGATTCGATGCCGCCCTCAGTCACCAAAATGGACAAAATGCTGTCATCTATGACAGGGAAATTGGACAACTGGAAGTGTTGATTTGGCGTGCCATCGCTGGAACCCAACGGATCATCTTCGTACGATTTGCCTTGGGTAGCCGTGAACATCTGGTATTGGTTCCCGTCACTGATGGATGCGCTGCCAAATGTGAAAGTTGGCGTCCCATCGGTCGATACCACCCGCCAACGCATCCAATGCATGTTGTCACCACCGGCTGGCATCCCGATCGTGGTGCGAGTCCAACCTGCCGTGACAGACCAAGGAAGGTTGAGCGCGACATCAACCGGATCCGCGCTGGCGGTCGACAGCCCGTTGGTGCCATCAGCCGTTATGGATAGAGCGCGCCATGCACTACCAACTGTGTAGTCATTGGTGGAAAGCGATGGCTGGGCTTGGCCTAGCAACGCGGTCAACCCGGACGTTGAAGCGATGTTGATTCCACCTTGATACGTTGATGTCACGTCTTGGAAAGCGCCGGTCAGGTTGCAACGCACGCGAACAATCGCGCCTGCCATATTTGTGGAACCTAGGATGGTGGTCAAGTCGAACACCAGCGCTGCTGCTCCGGAAACTTGCTGGAGTGTCACGCCCTTTGGGACACTTTGATCCAAGTTGCCATCGTAGTATTCCCAAACACCCGCCATCACACCAGCGGTACGGGCACTGAGGATGATGCGCAACAAATCCCACATCACACCAGTGTGCCCAAAATATATGGCATTATTTGCCGATGTTGTAGTCCAAGGCGTCCAAGGGTTGTTTGCCAAGACATCAGCTGTGTGATCTGTGAAATTCGAGCCGTTCCAAGATGCCACCATGCCAACCTGATCAGTCCGCGCGGTGATCACATCTGCCAAGACTTCGTATTCAACAGACGGATTCCCACGAGCAGCCATGGTGGAGAACCTTGACCCATTCGGAACCGTCGTGGTTGTGGATTCGAATATCTGGGTCAATTTGCCAAGCACACCAACAGCGGCCGGGGTTGCCTGTTCTAGTTGCTGGCCAATGGCCGCAAGCAGATCCACGTGGCTGCTCCGCAATTTGGCCGTCGGCAAAAACATCTCGTTGGCAACCATGTCCAACATGACCATGTTGTGGTGCCCGGATGCGGCACTGGCACGTGCCAGTTGGATATGTGGTTCAAGCGCATCCTCGTCCGTGAGCTCAGGGCAATTCACCCGCATGTATGCGATCAAGTCTTCCAGCAGTTCTGGATAAAAATGACTTGAATAATTCAATGATGGGACGTTGACTGTGGTTGCCATGATTTACCTGACGGTGAAAGAGCCACCAGCGGAGCGAGAGATGGTGAGGTTGTCTGGCTTGTTTTCCTCAAGGTTGATATATGACACATCTGCTGTCATCTCGCCATCAACAGAAGTGAAAGTGATGGGGCCGTCTAGCGATGCTCGATTCTCCAATGACAACCGTTTGAATAACGCCTTGATTCTGACACGCAGATCAGATTGCGCATCTTCATTGTTCAACTCAAAAATGTGCTGGCTTCCCAACCCCAGATCGTCTTGGAATGGATTTTCACTGTCACAGTCCTGAAGGTTGTTGCGAATCAGCTTTTTCAATTGGTCCAAGCCGGTGGACCGCTTCAAACCGCCACGGCCGTCAGAGTCCATCGGCGAGTCGATGCCAACCTTGCCTGTCCCTGTTGGCAATTTAGGCAATTGGTTGCTCCGCTACGAAGTTCACATCACAACACCCTATTCCAGGAACATTGTGGTAGATCCCGGTCCCACGTGGTGGTTCCCCGCCATCAGTCCACTGGAACACCTTCCAATTGGCCCACGGAGCTGGAAGCTTGTCAGGCGGCATCGGATTTGGCATGTGATATCTGGGAACCCAAAGGTCAACGAACTTTGCTCGCTCCCAAGTAGGGTTGCCAATCACCAGCCAATGCCGATAGCTGGTGTACAACAGCGGCCGCGAACCATTGAGGATCCCGGAAGCGTCCAGGTGGGCATAGAACTGATCCAGATACTCCAGGCCGTGGCGCTTCACGACATCAGGATCAACGTTCTCATAGCTTTTGGTTTCAAAATCAGCACATAGACGTTCGCGCGGTTCCAAATCGCCCACTGCTTTGATCAGCAGATCCGCTTGGTCTTTGGGCGATTTCTCGATGTGCAAGAATGCGTAATACACCCCAATCGTGAAGTTGGGGCTTTGTCGAAATCCCAACTTGTTTGCCTTGAACGTGGGATCTGTGTATGATGTGCCTTCCGTGGCCTTAGCGCCGAAAAAGCGCGCGCCTGAAGCTGCCAGAGCACCCCAATCCTTTACGGGATCCCACTTGGAGATGTCAGGGCCCCAAATCTTTCCATCTGTTGTGACGGTGTTGGTTTGGGTCACGGCTGTGACTCCCCATAGGTTGCCCACGGCGATGGCACTTGTGGCAGGTTTGGCCTTGCGCTTTGCAAACGTGGCGGGATCAATTGATATTGGTGAGACGTGATGATGACTTGTTCGTCGATGTACCGTCGCAGGAGAGGGATTTGCTTGTCCATAGTGTTGGACACTGCTTTGGTGATTGCGTTCTCAAAGGAGCCAGGCGCCAACCAAAGGAAAAGACCCAAAAACGAGCCAATCACCGTCGTGCAGATGATGATGGCTGTTTTGAGTTGCTTGTATCCTTTGGCTGCAGGGCATGCGCGTTCATGTTCCAGTATCGCTATGTCCATGGCGTCCTTGGAGACGGATGTCGGTGGTGGAGTTATCTGTTGCGCTGCTGCGATTTGATCTGCAGCATCCTTCATGACTTCTGCAGCATTTTGCAAATTGTCAAGGGTGTCGTCCAGCGCCCGCTGCTTTCCGGTATCAGTGAGTGACTGGACAACACCATTCGCGTCATCATCGCTTTGTTGCGATCTGGATGTTTTTGGCTTTTCACCATTCACGGGGCGCATGCCACGGTGCCGCATTTTCTGATGCTCACTTGTGTTTTTGCAGCCGCCAAACAGTCCAACTTCATGTCTACGACTGTTGACGACTTGTTTTTATTGCAAGCTTCCAAACAACTAGTGGCTTCGCGGCATTTTAGGCGTTTGACGTTGTTGCATGCGGCCGTGCACTTATCAGCTTGGGCACTTGGGAGCAAGGCGCATTCGACCGTGCCGCACTGCCTAACTTGGTCCACGGTCTGAGCGCTGTTCAAGCACCCAACCTTCAAGTCGGTCACAGTGCTTCCGTTTTCATCGTTGTACACGAAAGCATGAATGCAGTCGGGATCCGCGCCTTCTGTGCAATGGAGCTTGTATAGCTTGTCGCAGAGCGCCTGATAGGTGATTGATTGGACGTCCGTCTTTGACGGTGCGTCGGATGTCACGGCAGCATCCGGAAGTGGGAACGGCGTTGGGGGCATTGGATGCGGGCAGGCCGTGAAAAGCAACGCCATGCCGAGCGCTATGATTGCAGGTTTCAACATGAGGTCACACTCCAAGATTGGCAACGATCAGGTTGCTGGTGCCCTGCAAGATGAACTTCTGCGAAACCCAAGCCAGGCCGTTCCATCCCCAGCGCTTGCTCCATGAGTTGCCAACCAGGCCTTCCACTTCACCTTTGGCATTGGTACGATAGCCAAGGCTGTAAATCCAGTGATCGAAGTCGGTGCCGCAGAAGTCAAGGACTTTGGATCCATTTGGATCGGAGAATCCTTGGAACGTGTTGCCGCTGGCCGCGACTGCATGCATGACCGTGTGACCACTCGAAAGCGCTTGCTTGTATTGGGTGAGCTTGTTTTGCCCCTCATCGATGGCGTTGAAACCGAGCAATGGGATTTTGAGACAAGACTCTAACTCGCCCAACTTCAGCTCATCGTTGACGTGTGCGTCAAGATGGCTGCTGTAATCAGGTGAATCGGCTGTCCGGCCGCCATCAACATCGCCTTCTAGCGCAATGCCCCAAAGTCCAAGCGAGCGTGTGACTGAGTTGGGCATCGCTCCGTCATCTTGCAACGGGACGTCAGGGTTAATGCGGTCAATGGCGCGCCCGAGCGCGTAGATGATGCGTGGAGCAGGAGGCTTGGCAAGCGGTTTGTCGTGCGCGGACATGGTGATGTCAACGCCGCCAGCAGTCCCGTGCCCCGTACACGAGCCTGTTTGATCTTGGTCCCAAATCGACCGCAGAAACTTCAGCAGGTTCGCTGCAGCAGGAGCCGACAATCTGGCAGCAGCCAGCAGATGGAACCCATTGTACTTGTGACCAATTGGATCCGGGATGTAGCCTCGACCTTTGAGAGGGGTTGCTTGTGGGCTCATATTCGTGACTCCTGTGCAGTTGGTTGATTGTGATCAAAGCCAAGCTTATTGAAGCTTGTCCTTGTATTCTGCGTTCACGGCTTGTCGCAATTTTTCTTTCGCATCGGCCGATAGCGCTGTGGCACCAAGTTGGGCATGTTCCGCGGCGGGACAACTTGCCAATCCTGCCTGGGCTGCAGCGAAGCATGTGATCACGTCATCAGGCCAAGTCGAACCAGCGGCCGCGTGGATGCACGGCAAGACATTGGTCCAAGCCGCAGCAATGGTGCTGCATTGGCTGACGATTTGGATCAGCTGTCCTGAGTCCTTGACTGTGGTGATTGATGCGCAAGCGATTTGGGCCTCATGCTTTTGCCACCAAGCACACCCGCCAAGCGTCGATACCGACACCCCCAATATCAACATGGTGGTTATTTTGGTGATTGTGTCGGTCTGCAGGGTGCCACCCATGTTAAGTCCAACCTTCATCAAGATGCTGAGAAGCACAACGATGCCGCCAGTTTGTGCCCAATGTATGTGGCCCGCAACAGCAAGGCCGAAGTTGGCAAAGCTGACCATCACGCAGCTCCAAAATTCAGTCGTCTTGAAGACGCTCTTAGGATCCGCGCCTTGCAGATACTTGGTCAACGTCCGTGCCGCCAAGTAGATCACGGCAATTCCCGCACCGGCAAGCCCTGCCCAGGTTGGTGAGATGGAGCCTGACATGGCAGAATAGGTGTCGATGATGTAGCCAAGAATGGCAAGGATGATGGCGGCGGCTTTTGGCCCTTGTGATGTTTTGACTGCGTCCATGGGAAACCTCCTGTTGGCCTATTCTAAGTCTTTCGTTGTTTGTTCCATCTCTGCTAGTGCCTTTTGGCGCCCATCCTCCACAATTCTTGCAGGTATGCTTGCGAGCGTGCAACTTGCTCAATCCAAACAGGCCCGTAGCACAGATCAATACCCTCATTCCAAAGCGGATCTGGAAGGCCAAAAACCCATGGGCAAGCATTGGCGCCCGTTTGCCATGGGATGGCCCCGGTAAGCGTGTTGTTGCCCAATTCGACACCATTAACGTACAACCGTATGTGCGATCCATCGTACGTAAGTGACAAAAGCGCCCATTCACAAAATGGGACACGATTGTGATCAACTTTGACAAATATTGGTGCCACTGTCCCATCGAACGTCATGTTGGCGCCTCGTTGGGCGATGCTCATGTGCACAACTTGATACGGGGATACCCAAGTTGACGGACGAAACGGTTTGGAAATTATGCGCCCATCATTGTCGCCTGGACGAAAGTACGTTTGGACAAATACCCAAACAGATAATGTCAAATAGTTTGGCGGTTCGAATGCCCCAACAGCTGTCAGCATTCGCAAATTCTGCGTCGTTCCTGGTGAGTAGATGCCGCCGCTGAATTGTTGCTCTCCAAACGGACCAACAACGCCAGGAATCGGCGTCCCCAAGTTGATCGTCAGGTCATTGGTCCCTGTGATTTCGTTTTTGAAAGATGTTGCTGTTGATGGCTCTTTGAACAAGAACAACGCAAGTGTGTCTGAGTCATGCGGTGCAGGGATGTCGTAAAGCTTCACAAGCGCCGTAGAAGGGCCAGGGCCACGCAGGCTCCCAATGGATGTTCCCCAAGCAGATGAGCCTTTTCTGTAAACATCACCTTTCATCAGAACCTTTTCGCGGCCCGTTTGTAACAGGTCCCAAGATCACTGACGCTGCGTGCAACTTGTTCGATCCAAACAGGCCCGATGCGTGCATCCAAGCCTGCGCTTGCCACACCAACGGGTTCACCAATAACCCATGGGCAAGCATTGACACCCGAAGACCAAGGGATAACCCCGGTGCGGCTGGCTGTGCTGACCTGTTGACCGTTCACGTAAAGCTTCACACTTGCCCCATCGTACGTGAGCGACAACATGGCCCATTCAAACAAAGGCACCAAACGCTCATTCACAGACACTGCGGTCGATCCAATTTGGGCTTTCAACACCCCGGTGGAATCAAACCAGATTGCGACCACACGATATGGTGATGCCCATGCTGATGGGTGGTATGGTTTGGTGAGCAGATTCCCATCACCAGTTGCTCGCCGATAGTTGTGCAAAAACACCCACAAGTTCAACGTTATGCTTGTTGGAGGCTCGAATGCGCCCACTGATGTTGTGACTATGGCAACGTCTTCCAAATAGCCATTGGTGAAAATGGCGCCGCTTGGGCTTGAAGGGCTTGATGGGTATCCAAACGGGCCAACGCACCCCAAGTGGAGTGTTCCAGCTGTCTGGTGCAAGTCGTTCGCTGATGTGATGGCATTTTGGAAGGAGCTTCCAGATGTCTCGTTGAACAAGTAAAGCGCAAGCGTATCACTGTCTGATGGCGTCGGCTGGTTCGCGCCGTAAAGCGGCACATATATTGTGGCAGGCGGAGGGCTGGCAATGTTTTCCAACGGGCTGCCCCATCCAGCCTCCGTTTTTCTGTAGAGATCGCCACGCATCTTGCAACCTAATCACAGCGAATGGCAAGCAGATGTGACCAATGATGACACCGTTGCGCCCGAGTACACTGTGGAATCTATGCGCACATCCTCAATCAGACCATACCATTGACGGGTGGTGGTTCCGTAGTCAGCACCGATGACGTATGCCCCGTGTGTGCTCCAATAGAGCGCTGTGTTTGCTGCCGTCGTGCCTGTGCTCACGGCATAACCATCGACGTAGCCAACAATTGCGCCAGTTGAGTATTTATATGTGAATCCGATATGGTGCCAAGTTCCAACAAACAAATTCTCAGTCACCCCAAGGCTGACACCCGTTTCAACTCCTGATGGTTGCGTCCAAAAGTCGAAATACCACTGATTGGTGTTGTTGCCGTTGCCGTTGAAGCGCATACACCAAGCATAAGAACCTCCAGATGAGTTTTGCTCTTTCCCTAGCAGAATCGCCCACTGTGCGCTGAAGACAACTTTGACCCAAGCGAAAACGCTGAGATCGTTGGATTCGCCAAGAGACGTCGTGGTTGTCCGAAGCAATCCCTTGTTGTCAGATGAAACAGCCTCAAGAGCAGCAGCCGTGCCGTATGCGCCATTGCGGCGCGTAACGTTGGCTGTGCTGTATACGCTGAGGGCGAGCGTCCCGGCTGTACCGATGTTAGCAAAAGGTGGACCGCTGGTGAAATCCCAATAGATTGGAACACTGCTGTAACTTGGCCTTGTTGGTGTGCAACCACCCCCGCTTCCCGCGGGAGTGGCCCATGCTCCCGAGCCGTTCAGAAAGTGCGCAGCGTTGCCGTCGCCCTGTGGAGCAAAACCTGGCAGACTTGTCGTCATGTTTTGGCCCGTGGCTGTCGTGATGCTCAGCAGAGATGCAGGGACGTTGGCCAATACGGCCTTGGGGCTGTTTGATGTCGAGACGCTGGTTGCTGTCGTGGTGACGGTGCCTGAACTCCAAGCCACGTTGCCATCAGCGTACAATGTCACAGCAGGCCCGGCTGGCCCTGTTGGGCCCTGGATGTTGCCGTTCAACGTCCAACTTCCGCCCGCGCCGCCCGCGCCGAGCGAGTAGACATTCCCAACGGCTCCACCGCCCGCGCTGGTTTCGAGATAGTAGTCACCAGAGACAGAACCACCAACGCTCGATGGAGGGTTGGCGCCCGTCCACCACTTCGCGCCAGGCGTCCCGTTTGTGCCATTGGTTCCGTTAGTTCCGTTTGTGCCAGTTGTCCCTGTGGCACCCTTGATGTTGCCGACGGAGCTGCCCCAACTTCCGCCCGTTCCGGTCATCGTGTAGACATCGCCAGTCGTGGTGTTGAGATAGTAGTCGCCCGAGATCGATCCGCCCACGCCGCTGGGCACCCCTGCAGCTTCCCACCACTTCGATCCAGGTGCGCCATTCGTTCCATTGGCCCCATTGGTCCCGTTTGTGCCATTGGTTCCAGGCGATCCATTGGTTCCGTTTGTGCCGTTAGTTCCCGATGGCCCTTTGATGTTGGCTATGGCGCCGCCGCCCCACGTGCCGCTGGCATGCTGCCAAACATTCCCAGTTGCTGTATCAAGGTACAGGTCACCATCATTTGCGCTCACCGCTGGTGCCCCGCTGCCGGTGAACCAGTGATTTGCTGTCCCACCAGGGATGAGCGACGGGTCAATGGTTCCAGCCGGGCACGACGTCCGCACAAATTGCTGATAGCACGTGGCGTGTGAAAATGAATCCACAAGCAGAGACAACAATACTCCACCCAATACGGCAAACGTCTTTTTCATCCTGCAGATCCTCCAATGTACTTCCAATAAGGTGATCCCGTTCCTGTCAAAAAGGCGCGCAGGTGAATCTCCTCACCGGCCGGGACTTCCCATGATGGGTAACTTCCTCCAACAAATGCCCCTTTGATTGGAGCAAGACTCGTTGTCCCCAAACTTGTCACAGCCATATCAGCAGTGAATGTCAGAGATATGTCTGTTCCATCATGGACACTAGATGGGACTTCGACGCCAATCAACGGGCCTGTCCCTGAAACTTTCAGTTTTCGGGCTGTTGCAAATCCAGAAATGCCGCCACTTGAAATGCTGACAGCTGTGAAAGCTTCATCCGCGCCGCCAGATCCAGACATGCCTGCAGGGCCTTGGATGTTCCCAACCGGTGATCCCCAAGTCGATGGGCCTTTTTGGTAAACATCACCATTCGACATGTCCAGATAGAAATCATCACGCACACCAAGCGTGCCGGCGGGAACGCCGGTGCCTTCGTACCATGCGGTGGGAGCAACCCGGTCACCAGGATCTGTCGTTCCCAAGTCAAGATAGAAATCTCCAACAGAGCCAAGCATCCCAGACGGAACGCCATCACCAGTCAACCAATTGCTGCCATCAGAAAATGTTATCCAATCTGTGGTGGCTGGCCCTGATTTGCCCCAAAAAGCAACATGCAATCCGGAAATTGGATCCAATTGCTGAGCAACAGATGGCATCGGGCGATCCAAGCCAACTCTTGGAGGATCTACGGTCGAATCTGTGGTTGTTGGATCAAAGATGATTGCTTCCCAAACCAAGGCATGTTTTGCGATCTTGAAGCCGGCAATCTCGGCCACCAGCTTTGTGAAAGCGGATGTGATGATTTTTTGCTGCTCAAGCGGCAATTGCATGTAATCGGCAGGCAATCCAGACAGAAATGCCACACCAGCATCAGACTGCGCGTCACAAGTCTCATCGCCAATCAGCTTGCCTATTGGGTTGTCTGCCATGCTACTTCAACCATCCTAGCAGCGAGAGGAATGCCTCATCAGCACCCTCTGTGAGCAGCTCGTTGATATCAACCACAGCTTGGGCAAGACCGGGCTGCAACCCGGACAATGGCCCTTGGGCCGCTGCTTGCATGGACGTCAAATCCATGGAAAGTTTCTGAAGCAACGTGCTGAGCTTGTCCCAAAATAACGTGCCTTTTACCATCTTTTGATCAGCCTGGTCGCCGCCAACCCGGATCTTGCCATCAATCACATCCAAGATGGTGTTGTTGAGATCAAACTTGATTTTGTCTGGTGTGATTGTTATGGTGTCTTTGGATTCTTGGCGCCCGAGTGTGATGGACTGCGCCTTCTCATCGAGGATGAGCATCAACCCGCCCTTGGACACGAAGCCACGGCGCTGAGGGTAGTTGGTCAGAAGCGCTTTGGGCAGCGGCATCCCGTTCTGCTGGCCTGTTGGAGGCGCATGCCGCCATCGCAACCCTGGATTCAGCATGAAGCGCTCGCCCTTGTACTGATCCAACCCAACGTCGGTCACATCTACCATGACTTCAACGGTTGAGCCGACGTCTGGCATGAAGAGCATTGCTGCTCCGCCGAGGCTGCTGAAGGCATTCGAATCGGGCACAGCCCAATGCGGCAACTCCGTGGCTGCTCCCACCAGTGATTGGCAACGCACTTTGAGCCGTCCGCGTTTTTCGGGATCCGTGATGTTGGTCACGATGGCATAATGCGACTCTGTGATCGTGCCGCTCAAAACCGCATCACCTTGTTGGCTGTGAATTCACACGTGTACGGTGCTGGAGCGACCATGTGGCGCACACGTGTGAAGAAATACTCTCCATCAAGTTGGTCGCCAAGCCCGAGCAGCGTGTGTGTTTGGCGCGCTCGCAAGGTTTCGGTGCCGATGACGGATCCTTGTACGGTGATGAAATTGTCTTGGCGCTTCTTGAACCATTGCCAAAGGAATGCTGAGGCCTCATCCAGGTCGTTGAAGCGTCGGTTGGGAGGCACCGTCACGTCGATGGCGAAGCCGCCGGCCGCAATGCGCCAACGTGCTGCATTTTCGAATGCGTGGACCATCGCATCCTTGGCCTTGCGCTTTAGCACATGCGAGGGTGATTCTCTGCGTGGCCGGTTGCTGTTGCGACGCACTGATGGGGGGTTCTCTGTGGCAGATGCCTTCGCCAGCAGGCCGCCACCGCGCGTGAAAAATGGGCTTTCAGCGCTGTCTTCATCACCGATGCTGTGCGATTCCCGAACTGACACCCATTGCTGGGCCTTGCCGTCCCAAATTAGAATGGTGGCCGCGGTGACGTTCTCATGCAACCCGTACTCAGGCATGGCATCGAGCAAGGTGCCCGTACCATTCACGCCGTACCTGAACACATACATCGGCTTTTGGTCGTGCTGGACAGCTTTCCAATGAAGCACCCAAACGTTGCGTTGGGTGTCGTAATCCACCCAGGCATCACGGTCGTTCAGGTTGGCCAAGCCCTTGACGATTTCCCAATGGTTTTGGTTCTTCTTGAGGATCACATCCTCGTGTCTGTCTGTGTGATCAATATCAAGATGGAACGCATGTTGCTCGGCGATGGCAACAACGACATCACTGTGCCTGGCTTGGCTGAAGACTTGTCCAAGATTATCAGCACCACCGACGGGTTGCGAGACGATCGCCTTGGACTTTAGCCTGCTGCTCTTGATTGGGCTGGTGGCATGCGACATCTTCACGCTGGCATCATAACCCTTGACTTCCAACACCGGCATGCCTTCACGTGGAAAGCGTGGTAAGTGTTTCTGCCAGCACACCCGGCCGACAAAATTCCACTTGTGGCCAAGTTGTCCATATCCAACACTGAGTTGGGCCTCATTTTGATAACTTGGCTGGAATACCTTGTGCGTATTCCAATCAGGCCAATCAGGATCCACCAGCCCTGGGTTGGTGATGTTGATGCGCAACATGTCAGCCATGCCGATTGCGCTTTCATACTCGACTGATTCAATGTATTGGCTGATGTCTTGGCTGACAGTTATGCCGTTCACGTCCAAGCGGAAATTGGGCGCCAGGTCATCGCCGTCAACACGATTCCCTGGCGCGCCCAAGTCTGGTTTGTCCAGTGATGTGCGTGCGGCCAACATGTTGGCCATTATCGGGGTGAATGAGAGAGGTGGCATGTTAGGACGTGAGGATCAGCGATTGGCGAGGCTGCGATCGGAGCTGGTACATTTTGGAACGCAAGGCAAGGCCTGCCGGCGTCCTCACCAAGACCCTGGACATTGGTTCAACGATTCGATCAGCAATGGTCTGGTAGGGCGCCAACGGGATCACGGTGCCTGGCGAAGTCCCTGGATGTGGTAGCGTCGGGTTGTCAAAACGGAGCAACGATCCAAGCATAGGATCGCCGTACTCAGTGAGGGCAATTTGCTCCCACGTATCACCATATTTGGTGGTGTAATAGTAGGTATGCGGCTTGGGCTGGTCTATCAGACCATAGCTCACGGGGTCATAGATGGCCAGGACGATGCCGAGAGTGACGCCGCGTAGCGTGCCATCATTACGCAGCGAATCCCAACGCGGCTCGCCAAGCGACTTTACCACCACAGTTTCGTTGATGGTGTTGCCCCAAAGGAACGCGAAGCGAGGCGGCCGCGCCAGGCCGATGTCTTTCACAACGCTGCGTTTCAGATTGTCGTACAACTCTTGGATGTCTTGTGTGGAGTCATCGGCCCAAAGCTTCATGGTGAACTTGAAGCCTTTTTCCTTGCCATTGCTGTACTGGATGACGGGTTGGTCTTGCCCCATGGTGGCGATCTCGGTCCATTCACCTTCCCAACCTGTGTCCTGCATGTCAAGTGGCAGATACTGGAATTGGATCGCCTTGACCGTTTCGCCATCCTTGGTGCCTTTCAGGCGCCGTTGGTCAGACCAAACCGGGATGAGCTGTGGAAGCGGAGCCTGTGGTGTTACGCGTGTGGTGCTCATGTTTGCTCCGTCGAAGTGATGGCAATGAACTGACGCTGCCAAGGCGTCTGCGTGAATCCTGCGCGCTCACCAATCTCTGCCTTGTGACGCGCGGTTGCGCCGGCTGTCTTTCGTCCATCCGTGTTGAGAGCAGCAGACAACTTGATGTCCAGCTTGTTTTCAACTTTCAAGTTCTTCTTCAGGTCGGAGATGTCCTTGGGCGACATCCGGGACATGTTGTCGCCGCTGGTCGATGTGGCTTGCTGTGCGAGCGACATGCCGCCTGAGTCACCGGTGCCGGACGCTCCGCCGTTGTCTGCCATCTTGGGGTTGCTTTTGCCCTCGGAAAAATCGTGAATCTTTTGGGCAGTAGCGATAAGGTTGTCATTTCCGACGCCGAGCCATGATGTGATGGCATTGAAACCATCAAGCAATGTCGCCAGCATGCCAGCCGCGGATCTGATAGCACCCACAACCCAATGCTCGATGGCGTTGCCGAGGACTTGTGCGACCACCACGATGCCGTCCCACATTGGCTTGAATTGCTCCCAAATCCATGCGCCAACAGATTTGAGAATTCCAAACCAATGCGTGACTTCCCACACCAAGACATCCCATATGGGCATGAGTTGATCGAGGAGCCAGCTGCCAACAGCCTTCAGGACGCCCCAAGCGGCACCGAATATGACCCCAAGAGCAGCGCCAACTGTGCTGATGTAATCCCATATGAATGTTGCCACGGGCATGATGTAACCCATGATTGTGTTCCAAAACCCTTCGATGGTGCTGCCCAAGCCCATGACCCAATCGACGGCACCGCCCAACCACTTGAACACTGCTCCGAGTGTCGTCATGATGGTTCCGAGCCATGATACCGCAGTGCTGAGCAACCAACTTCCAATGGGCTCAATCCACTCGAGCACCTTGCTGATGAGCGGGAAGATGACACCCTTGAAGAACGTCACAAGGCCGCGGCCGACAGCCGTGAGGAACGTCCAGATGCCTTCGCCCAACGCCATCAGAGGCGCGCCTAGTTGCTTCAACCCTTCCCAAATGGGTTGGATGTATTGCCAAAGCATCATTGCTGCTCGTTTGATGGTGTCGAATGTTGACTCACCATCTTCACGGAACGCGAGGAATGCAAGCGCCAAACCGCCAACAACAAGGCCGATGGGCAATAAGAACGGCATCAAGAATGATGCGGCGCTGATCAGGGCGCTGCCGATGGTCATGGCAATTTGGACCAATGCCCAGATCTTCGACGTGATGCTGGTGATGATGCCGATAATTGGAACAGCAACTGTCATAATCAATGCAATTTGGGTCGCAATAGATGCGATTGTGCCGGCGGCCTTGCCGAAGTCGATGCCAAGAGATCCGGCCCAAGCCCGTGTCTTGTCGATGGCCCCGCTCAACCATTCATATGCGGTCTTGAGGTGGCCGTAGAATGTGATTACCTGTTCGACCAAAAAATCCCAAACAGGAACAAGCTTTGCGCTGATCGTCTCAGAAACACCATTAAGAGAATCGCTCCATGAGAAACCAACATCCACCAGACGCTTGATGGTCTTTTCGATGGACTCGAACAAACCACCAAAAGCGCCACGCAGTGTCTTCATGATGATGGACTGCAGCGTTGTCCATGTTGCTCCAAACGACTCTCCAACCTTGTCGCCGTACTTGCCAAACTGTTGGCTGATTTCCAGCACGCGTTTCAACCTGTCTTCAGGCTTCAGCGCCGCCCATTCCTGGTTGGTCTCCTTCAAAAGGCCCATGCTCTTGATCATGCCAACAAACGGATCGCGGTTGTTCATCATGCCGCGGGCCATGCGCTGGAGTGAGCCAGCAACATCGTCAAAGGACAACCCGGCTGACTTCAGTGCGCCAGCCATGATCATGGCGCCCTTAGTCACAGCGATCATTTGATTTGACGTAGCGCCAAGGCCGATCAATCCGGGTGACACCTTTTGGAAGACGCGCACCGCATCCTCCGTGGTGCCCATGGTGTCAGCTGCGACTTTGGCCAAGCGTGGCATGATTTGGTCGGCCAACTCGTACATCTCATCATAGGAGCGATGGGATGCAGCACTGAAAACGATGGCAAGGCCCATTTTTGCCTGGGCAACTTGTTCGTTGGCTTCGAGTCCCTTGTGGACCAATTGCTCCAAGCCAACACCCAAGCCAAGGCCTGTGACCAAACTCATAGCGCTGAACTTGGACATCGAACCTTGAAGGTGCCCGATGTGTCCGCTTAACCCCTCCGCAGCATGGTCAACTCGATGAAAGCCTTCTTCAGCGACACGCATCTTGTTGACTGCTTGATCAGCATCAAACTTCAACACACCGCCGAGTCCCAAGGATTCAAATGCCATTGGCTTGTCCTATTTCACTGTTGGCGCCGTCTGCGCGTTGGCTATCTTTTCAGCCTCCTGCCGTTTTGTCTCGTTCAACTTCTTGAGCAGCCAGACGCGTTCGCGCTGTGTACGTTGCCACAAGCCCACATCCGTGATGCCTGGAATGCTGTACAACAGCGCGAATTCTTGCTCCATGAGACTCACCCAGGTGTCGCCTGGACACCACGAGAGAAAAAACGGTCATACACCCAGTTGATTGGTTGTATGAACTTGTGGTTGCAACCTTTTCTGTCGCATTGCAGATCAAGCGACATCTTCGGGCCTGCGGCGGCATCTTCGATCCAGCGTTTGCAGGTCTCCAAGTCATACTTGGACATCTCATCCAGGTCCTCATTGTTGAGGACAAAAGGCTCGGATGGGTCGCCTTCAGCTTTCACGATGGACGTGCGGATCACCAAGCTGTCGCGCTCAGCCTCATTGGTTGAGGCGAAGTCCTGATTGGACGCGACGTCCCATTTCAAGGGCATGATCTTGAAGATGTTGAGGGTTTTACCACGGATTTGAAGGCCATCACGCAACGGCATCATGGCCGACAGATCCGTGATGGCGTCCGGGATGACTTTGACTTCCATGGTCCCGAGCAATGCGTTGATCTTCATGTGATTGGAACAACGTGGACACGATGGCTCCATTTTCACGGGCTCGTCAGGGCCCATGGCCTCGTAACGTGCCATGACGTACATGTACATCACGTCTGCCATGTTCATTTGCGTCAGAAACAACTCACGCTCGCCATCCTTCATGTTGTCAAATGACTTTGAGCCAATGGAGTGCGCCATGATGGACATGGCGCGCGTCACGAATTCGCCGAACGTGGCACCGCGCAGTTTTTCCTTGGCTTCGCTGATTTGACGCTCCAGCTTGAACTTGAAGGGGCGGAGCTTGAAGTTGCGTTGGCGCGGGGTGTTTGGGGCTGCTGCAATGCCGATAGGCAGGTTGCAACCCAGCTCTTGCAGGGTCTTGATCTCAAGTCGGTTTGGTTTTTTGCTGTCCATCTTCCATCTCCAATTCACGCAAAAGCGTGTTGTGAGTTGGATGGGCGGAGCGCGGCCGCTCCGCCATCACAGGTTGTTGTTACGTCAGCGGCTTGATGTCGTCAACCGACATCTTCCAGGTGTCAACCGCCATGTCGCCTTCGTTCTTCATCTCCAGGTCCGAATTCTTGCGACCGGATGTGAACACGCCAATCAGCTGGAACTGGCGTGGCACACCAGCGCCGATCCGTTTCATGATGAGCACGGCCGCCTTCTTGTAGCCGGGTTGAACAGGATCCTTGCCCTGTTGGAACCAGGTTTCCATGGCCTGAACTTCGATGGCATGGTGGCTGGGAATTTCCATGGTGAACTCGGTCGCTTTGGTGTTGCCGCCGCTGGCACGTGTCCTATCAGGAAGTTCCACAGTCTCCAACACCTCATCGAGTCCGCTCACCTTCACAGGGGTGAGCGGCGGCATCCCGACAACGATCAGGTTGTATTTGTTGACAGCAACGTGATTTTCTTGAATAACGCCTTTCATTTGAACCCCTCCGATTAGGACGATGACGATGTGGACTCGAAGATGCCGGCATTGCCGATGCGGATGATGAACCGCTCGATGGTGTCGGCCAGCTTCAAGCTGATGTCAGCATAGGCATCACCATCAGCCTGTGTGGCGTCGGTGTTGTTCTCGCTGTCAATCTTGATGGAACAAGCGTCATCGAACGTCTTGCCCTTCAATGCTCGCTTGGGTTGGTACTCAGGCAAGAACATGCCTGTGATGCTGCTCTTCAGCAGAGCGTAGTTGTCGGGATCATTGAGCGCGAAGGTGATCCAGTCAAACGACGTGCGGAGCCAGTTCTCATAGTGGCTCATCATCTCGCGCTTGTGAACAAACTTCCATGAAGGATCAACAGAGATTGACCTGTCACCCCACAGGACGTAGTTGCCCTTGTTCTTCTTGATCAGGTTGATGCCCTGCGGATTGGTCATCTCCTCATTCAAGACCGTGGTAAAGGGCAAGCGGACAACCCGGCCCAAGATGACATCGGTTCCAGCGGCAGGCTTGTGGTATCCGCCGTAATTCTTGGCAACCAGCGCCTCCTTGCCATGAATCATGCCCGTGGCAGGGGTGCGCTTCAGCTGTCCAGGCTTCTCAGGATCCGAAACATCCACGTAAGACGGGAAGCTGACTTTGCCCATATCACTCCTGCCCAACGTATCGTTGATGTAGGAGATGGCACCTGCTTCGTCCACGACATCCACCGGGATCTCCGGACGGTATTGCCAGTTGAACGCCTCAGCAAGGGCAAATCCAGCTTTCTGGATGGACGTACTGGTCCTGTCGGGCGTTGCCAACTTGATCAAGCCCTTATTCTCTGACAGCAACTCACGCGCCGGGGTGAGTTGGCTGTTGAGTGCCACGGCAGTGTAATCGGTGTCGGACAAGCCAGACAGGCCGTCATAACCGTTGGTTGGAGTGGCATCGGTGTTGTCCGAGCCGCCCATGCGTTGCCGGTAGAACACCATGAAACGGTCACCAGCGGTCCCGCCGCCGTCGGTGATCAAATCGCCCGACTGCACCGTGATGGTGTTTTGGGTGTTCGAAACGATGTTGAAGCGCGCCCGCGGCTTGTTAACCAAGTCAGCGCACAACGTCCCGCCAACCAAGCTGTTGGGCTCGAATGGTGTGTAATCGACTTCGATGACGTCGCCATCCTTGAACACCACGCTGCCGACCGTGATCGTGATCGGGGGCAACAACGGGCTGTAAGGTGCCGTGAATGCGAAAGCCTGGGCCGTCGTGTTGACATGCGTCAAAGCATCATGGACAACAGCTCCGCCTGCCAGGCGCTTGGACTTCATCGTGATGGTTGCGTTGCCAGCAGACACAGCGATTTCAAAGCGCAGAACATCTTTGTAGATGTGCTTTGTCGTGGTGGTTCCCAACGTGTAGGCCGGATTGGGCTGCGGTGAGACGCTGAGGTTGCGTGGCTGGATGCAAACGCTGGTCAAGGTCGTGGAAGTTACGGCCGAAATCAAGCTTTGCTCGTTGGCCGGGCGTCGATCCGATGGCGTCGGGTTGGACGGCGACAACAGGTCAGAAACAACAATGTCATCGTTGCTCTGATCGTCGTTGATGATGCGCACGAAATAGCGCGGCGACGTCGGATCCATGGAGAGATCTGGCCAACGGTTCATCTTTTGCCCATCGATGTAATAGGCCATGCTGAATTCGCTGGATGGGTTTTGCTCGCCATCATCGTACACAACTTGCATGCAACGCTCGGTGTTGTTGTTGTCGATGAAATTGGTCAGCACCAGCGTGTAGCCAAGATTGGTAGGGTCAGATCCGCCAGACAAATCAGCTGACATGTTGTCGTCAGCAGACACCGCAACGACACCAACCGTGCTGTTGCCAGTGATGGCGTACTGCTTGGTTGGAACACCATCCAGTTGGATGTAGCCACCGGCCCACTCGTCCAAGAGCATGGTCAGAGCAGTGGTGAGCGCGTTGGCAGCGACAGCACCCGTGTTGGCCATCCGGCGCCAAATGACGCGTCGCCGGCCGGCCCAGCGGCCGCCATTGCCTGCGGTGATACGCATGATTGGACGGCTACGGCCGCCCGTAAGAGATTGAACGGTATCGCTCATCTCACGGCTGTAGACGTCGAAGGTGGCAGCGCGGATCGTTGCCGCGGCGATGCGCAACAGGTTCAACTCGCCGGCACCCTGCGACTCGGTCCAAAAGTCACGAGCACAGTCAGGACCATCAAAGCCGGAGATCAGATTCCCGGTCTTGCTCATCAATGAGCGCAGCGATGACGTCCGGATGAGTTTGTTGGTTGGGCCGCGGTCCAGGGGTGTTGCGTACACCGTCACGCCAAGCGGCGCAGGATCGATGTTTTTCTGGCCATCTGTTTCTTCGATGACCGTTCCAGCTCCAAGGGTTGGTCCGAATCGCCTTTGGCTCATATGCACTCCTCGACTTTCATGGTTGACTGTTTACGGGCGGTGACGGCGCGACACGCGGGTTGAAGCGCATGATGGCTGTCCCCGCTCGTGCCGGCTTGCGGTATGAGCAGACGTCATAGATCATGAACGTGCCTGAACTTTGGGTCACATCGTTCAGGTTTGGGTTCGTCCCTGTCTTGAATTCATCAATCATCTGCAAGCGGTAAGATTTGTCCAGCGCGCCCGATTTCAACAGTTGGTTTTTGTCCATGAATTCCACCACTGCTTCAGTAAGTCTGATGAGATCCTGTGTTCCTGGCGCTATCATTAGCATATTGAATCTCACATCAAAACGATAGGGCGGTGGCACGACGATGGCCGCACCCGTATCACGGTTGGCAACGTGATCATCATTGGCTAACGGCTGAGAATCCACAGCCTCGAAGTCTGTGATGATCACAGCAGGCACCTTGTCGATTTCGATGAAATCAGGGCTCGTCTCGTGCAATGCAATCATGGGCTCAACGATGGCCTTGATGAAGGCCTGATTTCCTACCGGGATTGGGGCTGTCAGTGTTGCGATTCCTGTGGTGGCGTTGAAGCTTGATAGCAAATCAGCGTCGTGGCCGGGATCCGCTGTGTGGTTGAAGATGCTGTCACAACCCTGAAGGTTGAACGGAGCAACATCTTGTTTCACAGCCTTGCCGACGTCCAAATTGTAACCGCCAGGGATTGGGACTTTGTATGCAAAATCGGCAATATAACCAACACCACGCAGGCTGGGAACCAACGTCCTGATCATCAAGTCTTCAAGGAAGTCAGTGACACGCGAGGCCCAACACAACTTCAATTCTGCCACCTTTGGTGTCACGCGTGCGTCGCTTGTTGACAACTGAATCAAAAAGCCGATGGCCTTTGCCACAGGGTTGAGGCTGGCGATGTGATTGGCCAAATCCAAATCTGTGTTCCATGTGGTCCCAACGGTTGTTGTCCACGTTGTGCCATTCCAAACGTAAGTGTGCACGCCATCGGTGACGCGATACCTCACAGACGTCACGACGGTGCCGCCAATGCAGCCTTGCTTCACAAGAGCCTCAAACAACAACCACTGCTTCACGGAAGTCGGCATGAACAACCCAGTCGTCACAACACCAGGCGTGAGCGGGTAACCTGTTGGCCCTGGTGTCAGTTCAAGACGCTGCGTGCTGGGGTTGAGGCGCACGACTGACGGATCTGAAAACGTCGTCAGCTTGCGTTCGTCCTCAGTGAAAGTCCATCGTTTGATGAGGGTGGATGTTTTGGCCAAGATGGTCTATGCTAACTTGAACCGCCCTCATTGGTCCCGCCTTTGGGTTGCCCAGCCAATGTCGCGGCGGCTGCCTTTTTCCATATTGCTTGGCAGTGCTTGATAACAGTCGGATCCTTGAAAACTTCTGCGATGAACTGCCTTGGAGGGATGATGATGACTTTGGTCGATCGCTTCAGCGGCCGGATGTTCTTGATCTCATCGCCGAGTGCCTTGGCCATCTCTGCTGCTTGGGCATGCAACTCCGTTGCCGACATCTCACCTTGCCCGACTTTGTAGAGCGCTTGGAACATGCCATGCATCTTGTCAGTGACTCTGATGCTCAACCCCTCGTGCACAACTTCGGCGATGTTGACCATGTCTTTGCCATCGACCATGGTGCCTCGCAACACGCCAACGAATGCAGATCGCCAATCGATGGTCTTGGTGGCGATTGAGTTGAACAGATCTGCACCGCGCCCAACCAGCGGCTTGGACGAGTGCTTGATCATGATGGTCAGTTTGGAATTTGCCCCATAAGCTGTGCCTGATTGGATGCGCTTGCGAATCCTCCCACGCACATAAAGAGCAGCCTTGGCAGTAGCACCACCGATGGCGGTGCGAACATCCTCTTTCAACCTGCCGGCATCCAATGCGTGCTTCATTCCGTGCCAAGCTCCGTAACGGATGAAGCCGATGTCAGCCATCAGTTGTTGGGGGAACGGTCTGAGAAATGGAATTTGTAACCTTGCGCCCCATTCACAGCCGGATCATGGATGCAAGGTTCAACGAACGTGATGTACAACGCCAACCCGGTGTCGGTGCCGATGGCAACGATGCGGTCACCGTACGCAAAACGATTGCCTGCTCCCAACTTTTTGTCCAAATCGCGCCGTAAGCACAACACATATCCGGTACTTTCAAACCGCACGCCGCCGGCCTTGATGTCTGGATCCTTCTTGCGCTGCCATTTCACCTGGCCTTGGATGCTGATGCCTGGGGCATCTCCTTCAGCAGCCGCGGATCGCGCGCCGTGCACAGGGTGCCGGGTGTCCTGGTCCATGATCATCACGGCGCTGGACAGTTGTTCCACAACAATCCCCACCGGGTGTTGCAAATTGACGATCATCCCATCACCCAAGTCATACTTCCGGGAACGCCGATGCAGATCGGGCGCTTGTACATTCGCAGGATCCGGCTGATCTCTTGATCCTTGGTGATGTCTGTGATGTCTTGTTGCTTCACTTCGAGCTGGCCGAATTGCATGGTGTGCCCGTCCGTCGTTTCTGATGTGATCTTGCCGATGGCCACGGGGTATCCAGACGACATCGGATCGGGGTTGTTGAGATCGCGTATCACCAAGCGAATCAGCGCGCGCTTGATCAAGTACGGGGTGCTGCCATCGGCTTCAACAAAGCCAAAGTTGCCAACAATCTTCTGGTTCTGATAGCCTTTCCCGAAGATGCACCCTTGGCCGCGGGCCGACACGTGAGGCATGAAACCGCCGATGAACCTGGTGGTCCAAACGATCTTGGGATTCTTCCGGTCATCTTGGACCGGGCCCCTCCGATTGTAGACCGTGTAGTTTTGCGTGTTCAGCGCGTTCACCATGTCGCTGTTGGCGTATACTGCGCTGCAATCGATGATTGGTATCGGCAGGAACAAGGTGTCTGAGTCATTCCCATCCATCGTGAATTCAGCAGCCCGTGACTCGAAGAACTGGCCTGTGGCCAACTCGATGAACTGGGCCCATGCAATGATGGATGCGATCACCGAATCCTTGTTTTCATCATTGACAATGAAGCCAGCAGCGTTGATATCGTCAGTTGTGATGTACGGGGTGGGTGGTGGTGTATCAGCCATGCTTCTCCTGTGGCTTCCAGCGTCGTTTGCCCATACGGCGCACATCGAGTCGGGTCATTGCGGGCGTGCTCTGGTTGTAGGTCGTTGCCTTTATCATAAGGTCATCTGCCCAACAAACGACGGACGCAGATTGCAAGACGTTGTGAGAGTCGACAACTTGTTCCAAGTCCCATGTCATCTTTGCAAACAACTTCGGCACTGGGAGTGTGATGTACTCGCCGCCCCTAATAATGCCAACGCCGCGGATCTGACCCTGAAATGACGGATCAGATGCGCGGCGTTGCCATTCGCCCAATTCGTTGGGCAGTTGTATGGTTAGGGTTTCGCCGGTTGCGAGATTGACGATGAGTCGCATGGTTTTGCAAACACCAAGCTCTCGACCACACGAGGGCACTTCTCCTTGATGAAATCCCACTCTTCATCAGTCACTTCATGGGATAGCCCAGGCGCGATGATCAACGTGTCACCTGTGACACTACGGTGTTTCACCGTGTTTGGGAGTTGAACATCCACGGTCTGCGCAGTGCCTTTCACCTTCAACCAAACCATCGCTTACCCCTGGCCTTGTGGCTTCCCTGCTGGCTTTGCCGCTGGCTTTACCGGCGGTTTGGCTGCGGGCTTGTTGGCTTTGGCTGCGGGCTTTGCAGCAGGATCGATTGGTTGTCCATCGTCAATTGGGCCACTTTCGCCCACGACTTCGCCATCAACCTCTTCCTCAACTTCATCCTCGCCCTCGTTCTCTGGGATCCCGGCCGGCAATGCGACACGTTGATCTTCCTCGACTTCAACGTTCAAGACGCCAACCGTACGAAGTTTGGCGATGATGTCGCGATCCGTGATGACGCTTGGCGTGCTGGTGAAGACGTGGGGCCCGAATGTGTATGATTTGCCTTCTCTGAGCGTAACTGTTGCCTTCATGGTAACCTCCGAATGGGTTCTTTGTGGGAACCGAATTGGGTTTAGCAATCCGGCGCCCACAAAGGTGTGCCCTTTGTTTACTGCCAAGCCGCGATCAGGACACCAGCAGGAACGGCAACACCGCTGCTGGCCTTGGCAATGGAGACGGTCAGGCTGTCGCCTGGTGCCAACTCCAACACGGTCGGATCTGTGTTCAACGTGCCCGCAACGGGCACAAAAGCGGTCCAATCACCGGAACCGCCACCGGCCGCCGTTTTGGTGGCGATGGTCCCAACAACACCGCCATCAGCGCCCGCGGCCGTGCGTTTCTTCACGGTCAACGTGGCATAGGAGGTGTCGTTGGATGTTAGGGATGCCCCTGGCGTGTACGATACGCCCACAACATCCTGGGTGTGAGACCCAGAGTTGGTGTGGAATATCGTTTCAGCCGTGGTGTCGGTCGCGCCGCCATCGACCGCCGACTTGGTGTGCTTTGCCGACCTGTCAGCCAGATCTGCAATATAGTGGGGCAAGTCGTCACTTGTCCCCTCTTGGCTGTTGAGATTGGAGCCGCCAGCAAACAAAGTTGCGAGGCGGCTGACCACTGTGCGAAGGCTCATTCATTCCTCCTGGTGAAGATTCTCGATTTGGTGTCTGCCCCTCGACATGCCGACTTAGACGCCGGTGCCGAGATTGACGACCTTCACCAACGCGTCCGTCTCTTCCACGTTCATGGTCACCTTGGCCGTGATCACGTACTGGTTGACGCGCTTGAAGATGTCACGGTCACGCTCGATGCGAACGTCACGACCGATACCGACGATGAGGTTGCTGTAGTGGGTGAGCAACAGCGTTGGGTTGGCATCGTAGGTGACCTTCACGGTTGCACCGCTGTTGATGGCGCTGGCCGACGTGCGAGCGATCGATCCAGTGCTGGTGATCGTGTAGTCGTTGTTGGTGCCGTTGGTGGACGGCAGATAGGCAGCGGTCGCAGTGGACGCCAGGGTGCTTGGGAGCACCACAACGTTGGCGACAGCACTACGGCGCAGCTGGACTGCCGTGGTACTGGTGAGGATGATGTGCTCAACCTCGCGATACTTGAACGGATACAGGTTGAACGGCACGAGCTGGATGCCGAAGGGCGTCAGGTTCTGCGTGCTGGATAGGGCGTTGTCACCCTGCTGCGTGGCACGCGTCGACACGCGCTCACGATAGTTCTGCTCCAGGTTGACGCTGGTCATGTAGCGCAGCTCTTGGCGGTTGCGCTTGAACTTGGGCGGCATCGCATTCAGCGCCTGGCTGAACACGTTGGAACCGATGTTCTGACCCTGAGCATCGTACACGTGGGCGCCGTCGGCGGCCCGCAACCAACCGTTGCCCATCCCAAGGTAGGCATCCTGGACGTATTGCGTGGTGCTGCCACCGTCCAGGATGTCGCCCTCAATGGCCGCACGGCCAAGGGCATCGCCCTCGATGTAGAGCTGTTCCATGTCGTTCGCGAGCTGGGCCGCCATCATGCGGATGATGCGATCCTCGACAGCTTCGCCTTCCAGGTTGATCTCCCGGAAGGTGTCGCTGATCTCGAACGGCACGATGATCTCCAGCGGCTGGAGGGTGATGCGGCTGGTGCTGACACCGCGTCGGTTGGTCGGCGCCGTGGCTTCCGCGGCCGGCTGAGCAAGACGTTTGCCCACACCGATCTTGTCGATGTAGAGCTGTTCGTTGCGGAACCGGATGGTGCGTGCGTTGTTCTTCAGGCCCGACAGGTCAAAGACGTAGTCGATGAACTTGTCAGATTGGGCTGGGTTGAGCTTGCCTTGGCTGGCAAGCGCGTCGGTTGCAATGACTGCCTTCTCCACCAGCTGCTTGTTGTCGACTTCGGCCATTTTACTTGCTCCTTGTTGGATGTTTCTTGCGTGGGTGAAGGGCAGCCGTTACAGCACGCCCGACCAGAAAGACTTGGTTGTGGTTTGGGTGGCGGTGCTGTTGTCAGCATCCGTCTTGGTGGTGCCGCCATCAACGGCTTCCAGTTTCTTGGCCATCGAGGCCACGGTGTCGTTGAGAGATTTGATGGTCGCAGTGACTTCTTCCAGAGATTTCTTGGTTTCCGGAGTGGGCACGGTGTGAGGGATCAACGGCTTGACGCCGTCGGTGCCTTCGCCTGAGTCGATCGACGTGAGAGACTTGTATGCCTCCTCATCCACGCTCTTCACCAGGCCCATCAGGTCTTTGAGCGCCTTGGTGAAGGCCTCCATGCGTTCCTTGCTGAACTGCTTGCCGCCAGCCTTGGAGACGTTGCCTGAACCCTGCTCACCGTCATCGGCCTCTTCCTTCTTGGCCTTGGCGGTCTTGCCCTTGCCCTTGTCGCCATCGTCGGTGTTGTTGCCAACATCGCTTTCGAGGACATCGCCAATCGCCTTGGTGAGGTTGGCAATGCTCTTCTTCATCTCCTCGCCATCGGCCTTCAGCTTTCCAGCCGCAATCGCCTTGTTGAGGTTGGAAACCATGCTCTCAAGACTTGGGGCCACATTGGTCCCGTCATCGTTGAGAGGTGCTTGCATGCCGGGCTTGGTGCCTGGCGTGAACGACGGGGTGGGCGCCTTTGAACCTTCGGGGTTGCCAGGCGACGCGGCTTTGGCTGCAGTGGTACTCATAGATCCCTCCATGGATTTGACCGCCAAGAAGTCGACCAGGTTTGCAGGCTCATCGACAAGGTCGACATTGCCCACTTGCAGGTCTAAAAAGCGCTGCTTGGCTTGTTGGTCAGATGTGCTCGACATGTGCCTTGATTCTCGAATGGATCAAGACAGTCGGCAAGAGATGGAGGATCGGACTATGGTGTTTGAATCTGCTTCACTTTTGCAATTCCAGCGATGGAATAGCCACGTATCTTGGAGTCTTTCACCTTGGTCCAGATGTCATCATTTTCAATATGAGTAACCATCATCCAAGTGCCTTTCTTGATTGATTTGGTTCCCATCTTGAAGTTGACCGGAGCACACCATGATTCCACAAGGTCAAGACCTGCAGGGAAGCTGTTGTGCTGCACCCCGATCTGTGTTGACCTGTTGTAATTTGCCAAGAAGTCATGGGCGGCCTTTTCGATGACATCAGCGCTGTAGATGTCGCCTTGGCCATCAACAACTTCAGGCTCCAGCACAATGCCCCAAATCAGCCGTTTCTCATCATCAGCCTTCACAACTGGGCACCACAGTGACTTCCTCACCTGGATGGCGCCGCTATCCAACATGGCAATTAGGACTTCAGATTTGGGCGTCTGTGACCAAGCACGTTCCCACACCCAAACGCGGGTTTCATCTTCCCAATCAACACTGTAGTCGAACACTGCCAGCCGAACGTTGCGGAGCAGCCACAAGCCAGACAACACGCCAGCTTCCAGCCAAAACTCCTTTTCAGTGTCGCTTTGCTTGCCAGCAGTCCATTTGAACTGACTCCTGATGGCATAGCGGCTCCAACCGTCATCGCCCGAGCCGACGGCACCGGGCGGGAACGCGGTTGCATTGTCCAAGCCAACACCCATCCACCCCAAATCGCCCTTGCGCGCTGCACCGGCCGGGAATTCGACCTTGACGCGATCATCGCTTGATGGGTACTTGTACTTGCTGGTGTCGGACGGGACGCTCAAGTCAATGGCTTGGTATGCGCCCGCGGCTTCCTTCAACTCGTTGTCACCGAATTGGTTGCCTGGAAACAGCATCTCACCACCCTCCCAGAACTTGTCGCCCTTGCGCACCAGGCGGATGTCGGTGTGGATGTGAACGGGACGCAATACCATCAGCAGTCTGCGGTCAGGCTCGGGCATCGCATCGAAAGCAGCACCGGCCTCACCCTTGGATGCTCCGATCTTGTCGTCGATGAGCTTGAGCAGCTCATCGTTGTAGCCGCCCATGGCTTTGGCCAATGGGATCGCGGAATCATCGCCGAGCAACTGGCGCATGCGCTGGATCTGCAAATAATCGGGCTCAAAACCCTCCCATCCCATGGCGTCGGTCATCTCAACTTGCTGTCGGAGCAGCCCCATCTCATGGGTTTGCAGAATGCCGGTGCCACCCTCGCCCTCGACAATGTCCAACGGCTGCGGAATGTCCAGCTTTTTCGCCTTGGATACACGGCTGCCATCTTCCTTTTCCAGCATGGCTTGCGCCTCTTTCGTCGCCTTGGCCTTCACATCCGGCGGCAAATTCGATTGCGGGATCCGGGATAGCGCGTTGCGAAGGTGCGGCAGATCAACCTTGCCGTCGGCATCCTTCACAGGGAAATGGCGCAACGAGCGCGGGGTTGTTTTGCCATCCTCGTCTTTCTCGCCACCGCCCTCGATGTGCAGGAATGCGCTGTCGGGCAACTCGTTGATGTACTTGCCGCTCCAAAGTGCCTTGGACATCTTGAATGACTGATGGTCGCCGCCAACGGACATGACGATGTCATCAAACGACAAGGGCTGCTCAGGCAACTCATCCGTGGGAGCAGCTTCGCCCTTTTCCAGATACTTCAAGGTGACGTGCGGGGTGAATCCGTGGCTTTTCACGACCTTCACCCCGGTCGACTCGATGGCCTTGCAGACGCCTTGTCTGAAGTCGTGCATGTCGGGTGAATCGACCAACGCACAATGCACACGGCGGCCTTCTGAGGTTTCAGAAGGGGCAAACATGCCATGGCCAGCAATTTTGCCGGTGTAGGCTTCCGATTGGGCGGCATGACGTTTCATGGCTTGCCGCACAGCCTCGACTTGCCCGCTGGACAAGTCCTTGCCGAGGTAGGCGAGCGTGACGTGCATTTTGTCATGAGGTTCACCGCCGGGAACCGCTAGCGATTTGGCCACATTGGGGTCGATGCTGTGGCTGATCATCACACCCGTGTGCCCCTTGACAGCTGGGATCTTCTTACGGTCGCCAGGGAAATGCGCTGGGTTGAGCTTGCCACCCGTCTCCAACGTTCCCGAGCTGATCGCGCCATTGGCAGGCGCACCGCCATCGGCCTTGCTGCTGCTCGCAATGGCTGCGCCGCACGCATGGCAAACGCCGTTGTTGATGTCCGACTGCTTCAAGACGGCGCTGCATTCGGGGCAGCGCTGGAACTTCTTGGTGTCGACATCGCCAACCGTCGGATCTCCATCTTCAGACGCCTTGGACTTCGTTTCAGCCACCGAGTTGGCGTCAGACGGATCAACTTCAGCCTTTGCGGCCTTGCTAACGGATTGCCATTGGTCAGATGTGAGAGCGCGTCGTTTGAGCATGCCTAAGAGTTTAGCCGCAGTCGCGGCCAGCGATTCTCACAACGCGCTCGCATTGCAACCAATTGATGCCAATCTGATTGCGCTAAGCACCAACAGCAACTACGGCTTTTTGGTGGTGTCTTTCGGCTTCGCCGGGACCTTGGCTTGCTCGATTTCGTGCTGTTTGGCTTGCTTTCGACCTGGTTTGATGACCACGAAGTCACCAGGTTGTGCAATGAATCGATTGGTATTTTTGTCTGGCATTACGGCACCTCAGCGATGACTCGGATGACGGTTCGCACCTCTCCTGCAATCTCTTTGTCTTCGATGCCAACCACCTTGAACCTTGTGCCTTTTTGCAACAACAGCTCAAGCTCGCCATTGGGGTATTCACGCGTTGCGTCCAAGTACGCAGCATGGGAACCTTTCGGGACAAGGATTTCCATGACAATGTCGTCTTTCTTTTCAGCGAAATTCAACACAACGGATGGCCTCAAGGCAGTGGAAGTGAATGCCGGATCTTCAATGACGGCCCCTGGTGTGAAAACGGCTCCGGCCGATGCTGGCAGCCCGCGATACGTGATGGTGTCAGATGGGAGCTTTGCCGTGTCCAGAGCAGCAGACAGCTTGTCGATCCTCTTCAACGCCAACGACCGTTCATCAGCCAATAGCGGACGACTCTCAACCTTGTCCAGGTTGTCACGCAGGATGCCGTTCATGGTCCTGTGGGCATTGTTTTGGTACCTCCTGATCACCAATTCCTGGTCATCGGTCAACTTCGACGCCCAATGTTCAAATTCAGCCATGCCCCACACCTCGGCTTCCTTGTCCGACTTGTCCGCATAGGACGTCGCCCCGTCCCAATCAGCCTCCGGCATGTCGGTGGGCTCCGGGGCCAGAGCGTCAGGCGCTAGCTCAGGCATCGACTCCTCGTT